TGAATACACATTTCATACAGTTGAAAGTACTTATAGAAATAATACAGGTGTATTAAGAGGCGCTCAAGGTGGTGGAGTGCTGGATAGTGCAGTTGCAACAAAAGGTGTATCAATTTTTATGGCTAGTGGCAACATAGCAAGTGGACGCTTCTCAATTTATGGACTACGCAAATAAAATTTAAATAAAGTATTACTACCCCAAAATTAATTTTTAACGACTACAAATAAATCTATTTATATATAGGAGAAAATAATGACAATAGAAGAAGCAACTGCATTGGCTCAAACTGAGATCGATGCTAAAAAAACAGTAAATGGTGGCGAGGGAATGTTTGCTCAAGTGAATAATGTTCGCAATGAATTTACAGAAGCACAATATGATCAAGCTGTGATTGATCTCGCTAACTCTAAAATGTATGAAGCAAATGAAAAATGGATGCAGGATCGAGCAGAAGCTTATCCATCACAACTATCTTTCATTGAAGCATATACAGAAAAAGAGATATTAGGCGTATCTGAAAAATGGGATGCTTATGTCGTGGATTATAACCAAGTTAGATCAGACAATCCAAAACCAAGCTAATGAATCTCGAATTATTAAGATTTAGTTCAACCGAAGACTCTACATCTGGAATCTTGTCGATCTTGAATGATGATGGATCTAAAGAGTTTTTAGGATATACGATAGAAGATCCTTATCGTGAAAAGAAAATCAAGCACATCACAAGATTCGCTGATGGGCGTTATCAGATCAAGTTCAGAGCTGTTGGAGGTTTTCAAAGCCGATATTTGAAACGCTATGGAGCTGAGTTCCATTCAGCTGGAATGTTAGAGCTTCAAGATGTGAAAGGTTATTCTGGTGCAGAATACACCTATGTCTTGATCCACGCTGGGAATAGTGCAAAATCGAGCTCTGGATGTATAATTTTGGGCGATAATCAGACCAATAACCAGATCAAAGAGTTTGGGTGGGTTGGATCATCAAGAAATAATTATTTAAGGACATATCCAATCATTAGAGATGCTCTGCTCAAAGGCGATGAAGTCTGGCTTGATGTTATAGATCACGACAGACCAACAGAGAAAGAACACAACTCAACAGATCAAAACATTATTGATGTAGGTGGAGGAATCTTTTGCAGACAGTGTTCAACCAAATTCACAATCGAATAATTAAGAAAAGAGGACAACAATGGCGAAAAAATCACTTAAGAAATATTATCAAGAAAATCCAGCTACTTCTGGACAAGGTGGCTTCTTGGACAGAGAAGATATCAAAGATCTAGTTGATGAGGGTATAAAAGGGATAAAAGATGGCATTCCAGCAACAGTTGTTGCTAAATGGTTAATCTCTGAAGCTCCAAGCAATCTAAATAGAAAATTCGACACAGTAAGACAAGGACTTCTTCATCGTGCCAAAGAAATCTCTTAAAAATTATAACAAGGACAACACAGTCATTAAAGGCGTGGACAAGTCCGAAAAGGTTAAGATCTCCAGAAAAGATGACAAGGCAACTGCAACTCTGCCAGTAGGATCATCAGACATTAATGAAGTCTGGAGAATGTTAAAAGAACGAGGATTCTCACCAGATGAATGGGAGATCCAGAGTTTAACTGTCAACCAGTGGGAAGCTCCATCAACTGATGGCGTTCAACTGTTTGAACAGACAAAAGCGACACTGAAGCAAAAACCCAAGTATTTGGGAGAGTTAATCAGTTCACTTGCATCAATTGGGGGTGATGGTTTCAGTCCTCAACCTAAACTCAAGGCGAAAGCCAAACAAGAGATGCTTGTGATTCTCGGTGATCACCAATTGCCATTTCGGAATGAGATATTGACTGAACTCTCCCACTCTTTTTTAAATGATCTGAAACCAGATGGCTTAGTCTATATGGGAGATCTTATTGACTTCCCTAGCTTGTCACACTTTGCCACCAATCCAGATTTCACTTCAACAGTGCAACAAGGGATTGATCAAGGTCATCAGACACTGAGAGATCTAGGATCATCAGCTGGATTGAAGAAAGGATCAGAGATGATCTTTATTGAGGGCAATCACGAAGTCAGACTGAGAAAAGCATTAGTTGAGAAACTCCCCCAGCTGTTCGGTATAAAGAAAGCTGATGTGAGTGAGAAAGAGAAATCTGTCTTGCATTTAGCTTCTCTGATGCGATTTAACGACATTGGTTGGACTTATTGGGATGAACCCTCAGATGTCTATCCACATCCAGAATATGAGATTGTCAAAGGGCTTTTTGCTCGACATGGCAACTTTGTTCGTGCAAAAGCAGGAATGTCTGCTCTTGCTAACTTGGATCGTGTTGATGGATCAGTTATACAAGGACACACACATCGACTGGCTATCACTCATCACACAAGATGGACTGGACAGCAGATGAATTTATATACAGGGATCGAGACAGGAACGATGGCAGATCTTAATGGTCTAGGTTATTCAAAACAACCAGACTGGCAAGGAGGATTCATCACGCTTGTTGTTGATCGCAAAGCAAACACATTTCATCCAGAATTAGTGATCTTTAAAGAGGACACGATCACTTGGCGAGGATATTTCTGGAAATACACAACCAAAGGAATTAAAACAAATTATGGATATTAAGTTGAATATGAATCAGCTGATCGTTGGAGGGCTAGGAACTATCCTCACTGGTCTGGTTAGTTGGTTATTTAATACAGTTAGAGCTTTAGAGCTACAAATGGGCATATTGCAGTCGGAAGTCCAAGGAATGATGGACAAGCAATCAGAGTTATTAGGAATCCTTTCATCAGTTGATGCAGAGATCACAGAGATCATCTGGAAGATCGGTGGCAATGGATGATCGGAAAAATTAAAGATAATCTCGCAATCATAGTCACTTCATTCACACTTTTAGGATCGATCGGTGCTGGTTTATCTACTGCAACAGAGATAGTGAATAAACTACAAGGCATCGATGATCGTATGGCGTTTGTTGAGCGAGAGTTTGGCAAATTAAAAGAAGACACAATGGTCACTTCTGACATATCTGTCTTATATGAAAAAGTCTATCAATTAGAACTGGTCAGCAATCAAGCTGATCAATTTCGTGAACAGGTTGCTTATATGCAGTCTCAGTTGCAGACTTTAGAACAAACCATCAGAGATGAGGGTTTCGACACACAGAATAAATATATACCAGAGAAATGGGAATGGCAGGATCTAAATGATTCGATCACTCGCATAGAGACTCTAAATCAAACCATTCAAAACAAACAATGGGAAATTGATGATCTAAAGACTCGACTGGCGTATCTAGAAGCAAACAATCACAACCATTAGGAGAAAAAATGTTTAAAGATTTAGATTTTAAAGATCTCGGAGAGCGATCAATCGCAACATTTGTCGAGACATTTATTGCAATGATAACAGCTGAAGCACTAACAGGAAGCGATGGAGATCTACTCAGATCAGCTTTTGTTGGTGGACTTGCATCTGTCTTGTCACTGCTAAAAACAGTAATGAAAAACTACAATGCCAAAAAGTAGCGAACCAAACTTCACTCAAAAGGAGCTATTGCAGATGGTCTTGGATAAGATCGATAAAATTGAAGAGAAATTAGATAACAAACTCGACAAGAGCGAGTTTTATAAGGTTTTAGGTTTAGTCGCAACAGTGATCTTAATTGTTGCCAGTCTTTCTATGTAGCTACTAAAGGAGATCCGATGTCCTACAAGTGTCCGATCTGTCTCAATGGAACTTCAGAGCTTAGGTGGAATGTGATCCACAATGCCTCTGAATTGCATTGCAGAAGATGTGATCAAGGAGTAATTGTATTGTCAGATGATGCAAAAGAAGTGCATTAAGATCCAAACATACTCTGTTTATTTGGATAAATAGTATTAGACACAATTCTACGCCAAAGGTTATATACCTTGGCTCTTGTTTTGTCGTTATCATAAACCATCGACATATCTTTCAACAACTCAAACTCTGTTGTATTCGCAAACACATAAAACCAATCAACCATCCTTTTCTGACTGACTTGATCAAGAGTCATAAGACTTTTTTTGTTCATCTTCTCTTCTAAACCATATCGCCTAACAGCATCATTATATTTTCCCATCACTGATTTAGGTTCTTTCCTCTCAGTTGGCTTATGCAATTGGTTAATCCAATGTGGTGGAGTTGTTTCATTAGGATATTTCTTAATATTAAGAACTAATCTTCTTATGATTTCAGATTTCTGCAAAGCTGGTTCACTTCCCATATTGAACTCCCTTTGATAGAAATGAAAGGATGATTCAACTAAAATTGTCGCCATCTGCTCTAAAGTGTCACCTTTAAAGAATGCAGGTATATCAGATTTAGACTTCTCCCAATATTCAATGTTTTTTTGGTTGATCTTTGTTCCAAAGTTGCTCATCATTTCATTCGCAAGTTGAGTCTGACTCATTCCAGAATAATAAGTTCTATAAAATTTCAACCTCTTTTGTGGTGAATCTGCGTGAATAGGTTTCACCACTTTAATATCTCTCCTAGATCCCTCAACTAATCCCTCTTGAAGAAATTCATAAGTATCCCAAATATTAACAATATGCGAGTTTTCTACATCAACTAATTGCTTTCCATTCATCACTCTTGTGACATCAGTTGGATCATAAAGATCAAGTTGTTGTTCATCAAGATGAAAAATCTCAGATGATGGATATTCAGATCCTTTTTTATAAAATAAAAGAAAAATATGAGGTCTTTTTGGAGCATCTTTTTTAACAAGTTTATTTTTAATTAACTTAGGAAGATAATCAGCTCTCCCCCAAACAACAAGATTTCTGTCAAGAATACCATTCATAGTGCAATGACCTATAAAGTTAGTCGCACTCATTTGAATTTTATGCCAAGATCTCATATTCTTTCTCTCTGATGGAGAGTAATCTTTTAAATATCTTGAATTTAACTCAGTGAACAAACGAAGTCTTCTTAGAGCAATGAAAGAATAGTCATCAACTTCAGCTTCAAATCTTTTTTTATATTCCTTAAAACCCTCAACATTTGCCATAAACTGTTCAAGAGTCTGAGTTCCCTTTTGAGAAGAGACAACTTGATCAAAATAATTATATATTTCATCATCTAATAAATGCATATAAACTTGATTCTTTAGTGTGTGAAAATCAAGTGTTGAGGTTGTTCTTAAAGAAGTTCTTTTATTATAAGCATCAGAGGACACCAAAGTTGTATTGGATTCAGAGTTTTCCCAGCTATATTGTTCAAACATACCATCAAGGATCTCTTTGTTGGTAGTTATTTGCAAACCATTATTGTCCATATTTTCCATATCTTAGAAATATAATCACTGATTGATAGTTTTGCAACTAAGAAAAGAAATAAAATAAATCACGCTTTTTGTCGCAGTTGTCACACTATATCGACTATATTTAACTAAGAAGATTTAATGGAAATATTGGAAAAGTTTTCTTAGGAGTAAGGGAACGCCGAGAGAGAGACTATGCCTAAAGAATTGCTAAGTGTTAAAGATATCACCGAGATAACTGGGTGGTCAAAGTCGACTGTTTATAACCTCATCAAAGATGGAAGTCTGCCAACAGTCAACATTCCTAAAACTCCCCTACGAATTAATCGAATAAAGTTTATGGAGTTGATCAATGGCAACTAATACAAGATCAGAAGTTTGGTTTCAAGTAGGTGTTCGCCTACCAGATAAGTTTGAAGTGATGCACATCGCAGACAAA